TATGCTAATCTGATTATTGCGGCTGTAGCGTCGTTTGCAGGAAACTCTATTTTAAAAGTTCCGTTACTTGCTGTTTTGTCTCCACCAAATGCGATTGCACAAACAGCATCAGTTGTGCCCGAACCTGTGCCTGTTGTAGTATTATATATTAATGCAGCATTTGCTGTGAAAGAAGCTGATGTGTAAGTTACATCACCAAAATCTGTAAATGCAGTTGTGCTGGTTAAACCAACGCCTGTTCTTGTTAAAGTTGCGCCACCTGCAGTATATGCAGTTCCGGATGTGTTTGTAATTTCTTCTGATGTTGAATAGTCTGTTGTAGAAGCACCTAAAGTTGCAGAGCTATCGTACAACGCAATTTTAAAAGTATCACCACCTGATGATGCAAAATTGTGTTTACCTTGTAAAAGTTCTTGTTTGAAACTTGAACATATTGCGCTTGTATTTGCCATAATCTATTCTCCTACGGGTTTACTGATCTAACCGGTATACGAACAGCGCCATCTGTATAGTCATCTCTTCGTCTTCTACCGACTTGTTCATTAGCAAACTTCTGTACTTCTTGTTTATATTTATTTTCATACAAAGTCAACATATCTATCGGACCTTTTAAATACCCATAAGCCTCTGAAAGACAACAATATAATAGTCCATTTGGAAAATTAAGGCTAAGATAATTAGTATTATCACCCTCTAAAAGACCTGCCATTTTGTTAAAATGTATTCTAGCTAAATAATTAGTATTAGGTGTAGGGGCTAAAAATATTCTACCGGACGTCGTATCTGTGTTTCCAGTTGCACCTCCAAACATAGCATAATATTTAGGCTTTCCTTGAGCTGCAGCTGTTCCTGTTATGTCTTGATATTCTTGTAAATAACTCATGTCCTTTTTTTCTAAAAAAGTATTTGCACCTGTTAAAACAGAATTAGAATCATATACTTGAATAGCTCTAATAAATAAACAACCCGCAGGAGCATTAATTGATTCTTGTCCTGGAACTAAATTTACAGACTGTTGTTTTCTATCAGCATCAATAGGAACATCTCTCATTATTCTATATTGAGCATTTAAAATAATATTCTCTAAAACAGCATCTGTTAAAACATTAGAATCTGTTTCAGTATAACTTTTTATTTGTGTTTTTAATCCTGATGCACTTAATCCTGACATTATGCTGTTGCCTTTCTACAATCTTCACAATTATTTCTATATCTTCTGTGACCTTTACAGTGTTTTATTTCTTTTAATTTTCCATCAATTTCCGCATAAATTTTCATGTCTGATTTTTTTGGATACAACATTTCTTCATGTGGGTCTATTTCCTCTTTAGGTGTAAACCAACCTTTAATTATATTTATAATATGTTTTATCATGCGCTTACCGTTACGGGTCCTGCTGATGCAGATCCGCCTCCTCCCTCTTCACTTATACTAGATGTTGTTCCTGTTGCAAAGGTATAATTATTATCATCTACTTTAGTTATTGAGTATCCGCTTGAATTATTTATTGTTGTCGCCGCAACACCACCAACATTTAAGGCATCTCTAAATCTAACTGTATCAGATGTTGATCTACCATGATCAGGTTCATTTACAGATATTACAGCTGATCCAGAAGTTGTTGTAAAAGCATTTAAAGGTAAAATATTAGGGACGGCAGTTTCTGTTCTATCTGGTCTTACATTACGTAGAGATATAGAATCACCATTCATAGGTTTTGGTTCTAATTGTGGTTGCTTTGGTTCAAACTCTGATACATGCACAAATGATCCATTCCATTCTCTAACCATTTCTTTGTATGGAAATTCCATACCAGATCTATCTGATATTGCTTTTGCATATTTTCCTGTTGCGTATTTTGCCATTATGCTCCTGGGTAATAAGCTTTTGGTGTAATATATGTACTAGAAGCTGAACCATCTTCTGCTAACGCTCTTGCTAACTCATCTTCATAATATAATTTCATAGCTTGAACTACTTGAGGTTGAAATTTTTGTGCAAGATAAAATGCTAAACCAGATGTCATGCAAGGAACAAATCTAAATGGCACATCGGTTGCATTTGTATAATCACCCACATCTTGTATTCTTTTTATATAATAGAAATGCATATCTTTAGATGCATTTGTAGAATCTGGTGTCGGATAAACATGCACTCTAACTTTATCAATAAATCTTTCCACCCAATATTGATTAGGTGTGCCTTTTGATAATTTATTAGAAAAACCTGCATAAGTAGATCTATCTACTTTAGTCATGGGACTATCTGATTGTGTTGTTTGAGTTCTATTAGATCTTAATTGTGCTTCTAAAATATCAGATACTCCGTATATTCCATTTGGAGTAGATGTTGCACTTGTACCGTCATCACTAGATCTAAAAAAATCATACTCTGCTTGTCCTTCAATTAAATCTAAATTAAGCTCATCTATTTCCCAATAGTGAATACCTCTATTACCCCATTCTTGAAATAAAATATTAAGAGATCGTCTTGCAGATTTTAGTTGATAACCAGAAACATTATTTAATCCAATACGTTCAAAAGCATCTTCTACTATTTCATCAATAGCAAAAGTTTTATCGAACGTTGCTGTTCCCGAAGTTGTATTAGCCATTTACTATCCTCTCGTAATTGTCATGGTAACACTTCCGTCTGTTCCAGAGTCTTGTGATAAAGTTGCACAAACTCCAGATTTAAACAAAATACCAGAACCAGGTATATAAACTTCTAATCCTTCTGTTTCAAATCTATAAGTAGCTTTTAAATTAGCACCTGCCGCAGCAGTTGCATCATCTGTGTCATGTAAAAGTAAAACTGAACCAGCCTCTCCTCTTCCTTGAATAGAAGTAACTCTAGTTCTTGAACTTCTTATAATTGAAGCAGCTCCGGTTGTTTTGTTCAACGTATGTTGATCTGAGTCCATATTATTCTCCTTAAAATTAAAATGTGGGGCCAAAGCCCCACATTAATTATTTATTACGCTGCAAATGCAAACGCACCTTTAACCGCTAATGGGTCTTTAGATGAGTCTAAACCTACATGCCATAAACCTTTTTCTGTACAAGAAAAGTATACAATACTTCCTATTGTAAAAAAGTTTGTAGTTGCGTTAGCTGCAGTGAAAACTAATGAACCTTCGCCTGCTGTTGATGTATCATAAGAAACATTATCAGCTGCTCTAGTTTCAATTAAAGTTCCAGTAACCCATGCATCAGTTGTTAATGCATCAAAAGTTAAAGTATTTGTTCCACCTGTTGTATCTACTCTTTGAACGTAAGCTACTCTAGTTCCTGGTGTAGCTGCTGGTAAAACCACTGAACAAGCTGCTGCGCCTGTAAAGTTTACCGTGCTAACCTGGTCTGCTGGTAAAGCAACTCCTGCTCCTGCAGAAACTGCAGCGTGAGTCATACCAACAAAATCAAACTTAACGTTTAGATAGTTAGTTGTAAATGCACCTGTTGTTGCATTTTTTGTTACATGCTGGTAACCGGCTTCTGATCGTACCGGTCCCGAAAATGTAGTGTTTGCCATAATTGTATCCTCCTAGTTTCCGAACGTAATCTCTAGGCCGTCGACTATACTCGTTTACGTTCTAATTAATTGTATAGTAATAAAACTATATACTACATTTTAATAGAGCGCAAGAGAGCCTGTAGTGTGAATTGAATTTATTCAACGATGTAGCTTTTTTATTAAGTAGCTACAGAAACTTGAGGGGCCGCATCTTCTATTTTATTTTTCATATGAGCTTTTTCTGCTTCCGCTGCTCTTATGTGGCTAAGAACTTCTCTGACTTTTCTGTCAATCTTAACCATGTTGAGAGTATATCTACCCTCTTTCAGATGCTCCTGCTCCCATTCTAGATCCAACACTCTCTTTTGAGAGTATAGGTTTTCCAGTTGTTGCATTATCGCCTCCATTTATAACTTCCTCATAAGTTATTCTGTTTACTCTTGGATCATGCATTTCTCCAAGATATTCCCATTTTATATCAGATTTTCCCAATCTGTCAATGATAGCGTTTTCTATATCTAATGGGCCGTCTAAAGATTTTATAATGAAGTCTGCGTACATGCTATACGCAGATATTTGTACTCTGAATTTTTTCATATTCTCACCGTTAATGATAAATGGGGCCGTTTTAAGGCGGCCCCATAAATTTTACTGATTATGCACCAGCGACGCCAAAGATACCTCTGAAGTCAGATACTCCAAATGAGTATCTTTCTCTAGCTTTGTATCTTACGTTACCAGTATC